GCCATGAGCGCGCCGAGCTTCGTCACGTCCTGGCCGAGGTCAACGCCTGTGCCCTGGACGATGGTGTGTGCGGACTTGGTAGCGCCGGGGAAGACGGCCTCGCCCCAGTGACTGGCTTGTTGATTCCCCAGAGGACGGCGAGGTCAATCATCTGGCCGACGGCCTCAGTGATACGCGGCTGGATCTGTCCCCAGAGTGGGACATCCGCGTCGTCCAGGTACGCCTCAGGGATCGGCACGATAACGGCCAATTCCTCAACGACCATGACCACGTTCTTCCAGGCTTCCGTGGTGGTCTGCTTCATACCGGTGTCGCCGCCGACCCAGTATGCAACCGGGAGCACGTCGAGGACAGGCATGCGCTGGGTCTTGGAGGATAGCGTTGTCGTGTTCATCAGGCTCAGGGCTTGACTCGCCTTGGGAGCCTCTTGGATGATAGTTGCAGCAAGAGGTTCCGGGATGAGTGGGTCCGAGCCCGACGTAGTACGCGATACGTGCGTGTTGTACGTGGGCATTGACTGCTCTTTCCGCGCAAGCGCGGCAAGTTATGTTTCGGCTTGCGCTCTAGTCTCGATCTCCATGAATGAGCTGCCGGAACAATTGATCTCCCGTCATCGCTGCGGTGTCTACCGGAGCTGCGCCCGGACGCATTCCCGCCAGTTGCTCGGATGGACGGCCTGTACGTGTACGGCCACCGTTCCCTTGCTCCTGGCCTCCTGTGCGCGCGGCCATGCGCTTCGTAACTTCTGCTTCGATGAGGTTGTCAAGTTGTTCTGCCTTGTCATTGATCTCATCGGCAGTTCCATTGCCGAGATAATCAATCCATTCAGGCGACAGGTTCTTCGCGGCGGCAGCGAGCATCCGGTTCTGCGACGTGATGAGGGCGTCTCGCTCCTCAATCGCCGCTTGCCGAGCCTCTTCTGCCTTCTGTAGATCGGACTTCTGGCTGTCCTCGATCTCTCGCAGCTTAGCAGCCGCTGCCGAGTTGCTCCGGGCGGTCTTCTCGTGGCGTCGCGCCATTTGCTTCCAGTGGTCTATCTGCTTAGCTAGCTCGTCAGGGTCCTGCTCTTGCATTACCTGATGGAGCTGCTCCTCGGCGGTCTGATCTTCATCATGACCTTGGTCGGCAGTAGACTCCTGGGCAACGACCTCTCCGGTAGCGCCAGTGTCTTCAGTAGCAGTCTCGCTCATTCCTCGTCCTTGCTCGCGTAGATTATAGCTGATCCGAGCCCGTACGTAAAGCCCATGCACGCACTCTATATATGGGACAGTACTTTGTTACTGTTCTGTGGGTGCATGACCAGGCCTGAACCCAGTCGCGCGCTGATGTAGATTCGAACACAAACCCTTGACTTGTTCCGCGCTCACATACTTGCCCAGGAGCGCTTCGCACCTGTAGAAATCGTCCTTCGTGCCCCAGCCGATCTTGGCTGCGCCAGGACCCTCAGCCCAGTACCTCATGAGCCGTTCTGTATTTTCTACGTCCTTGGGAGTAGCCTCTCGGCCAGCTACCATGTCACACCGCCTCTATAAGCAGAGGGCCCTGATTCGCGGTCCTCACATTGCTGAACGGGTCAAAGACCCTGATCTTCCACCATAGGGAGCCGGCCACCTGAGTGTCCTCTGATGGGATGTCAAAATTTGATATCGTAGCGCCGATATTGTCCGGATCTGCTACAACGTTACTATCGTACGTCAAGACAGATGGGTCTGTGTCCGGCGTCGTCTTGTCATCCTTGATATAGAACGTCGCCGTCATACCCGTGCCGGATGGTATCTCGGGATACCGCGCTGTTACTACGACATCGTCGCCCTGCTTGAAGAATAGAGCTAGCATATCCATTATGTCACCTCTGCACGTATTTCGTTAGTTTCGATAGTAGCGACGACTGAATCTACATCAACTGTTGCATCAAGGGCATTACTAACCCAGACAACCGCTGTGACCTCGTCCGGTAGCGCGCCAGCAGTAAACGGAAGCCCGAGCCAGCCGTCAGCGCGGCTCTGGGCTGAGGCTACTCCGGCCAGTCTAAGGACAACGGCAACAGAGCCAATTGCACCACTATTCGTCGAGGCGCTACCGGATACGCGGCCGGTGACGATAATAGCGCCCAAGCCCGCCGATACTGTGACCGATGTACCAGCGATCGCGCCCTTGGCCCCTATACTACCCGACGCGCTCGACGCCGTAGAGGAGCTACCGGAAAGCGCCATAACCGATACAATTGCGCCGCTTGCCGTAGATACGGACGCTGCAACAGCAGAGATGATTAGCGGCGGCTTGCCTACAACAGTCAGATCGCCAGAGCCCTGGCTCGTCGTGGCGCTCGCACCTGATATGATCATTCTCTGACTGATAGTACCAGACGCCGCCGAGCTGGTGCTTGACGTACCCGATATCGGCCCGCCCGACAGCCAGCCAGTAGCGCTGCTCTGCGTCGAGGATGAACCAGCAACCACGCCGGTCAGCGTAATGGAGCCGGCAGCAACGCTGGCCGACGTGGCGCTACCAGTGACAGCCCCGGTCAGACTGATGGAGCCCGTTGCACCGCTGACCGAGGCCGCACTGCCCGCTAGCACACCCATCAAAACCAGCGCGCCGGTCGCTGCCGACGCACTAGAGGATGTACCAGCAAGAGCCGCGAAGAGGGACACGGTTCCATTCGCGGCGCTCTGAGTAGCTGAAGAACCAGCTATCTGATATGTGATAGCTCCGGTCTGAATAGTTACTGCGCCAGACGCGGAGCTAGTAGTTGCAGACGAACCGGCCAACGGTGTAACCCGCGACAGCGACCCGGAAGCCTGGGACGCGGTGGCGGACTGTCCTGCTACTAGGAGAGTCAGAATAACAGCCCCGGTGGCCGCGCTGACAGTAGCTGACGAGCCCGCCACCACGCCGATCATTACTACAGCGCCGTCTGCGAAACTAGATGTAGAAGATGAGCCGGCCAGCGGAGTGACCCGAGTCAGGGAGCCACTACCACTAGATATGGTCGCTGAAGACCCGGCCACGGTCATTACCATGGTGACAGCGCCGCTGGCCGACGATTGTGTTGACGAAGAGCCCGCGACAACGCCATTCAGGCCAAGCACACCATTAGCCGCAGAAGCCGTCGCGGACGAGCCCGATAGCACGAGCGTAGCTACAACAGTCGCAGCCGTCGAGGAGGCGGTAGTCGCCGAGCCCGCGAGGACAAGTGTGGCAACTATTGCGCCGGAAGCACCTGATACAGTCGCGGATGAACCCACCAGGATGAGAACCCTGACAAGCGCTACATCAGCGGACGTACTTGATGCGGTCGCGGACGTACCCGAGATTACGCCAAGCAGCCCAAATGTTCCGTTAGCAGCAGAACTAGTCGCTGAAGAACCAGACAATGTCATCAGCGCGCTGATAGTGCCCGCCGCCGAAGACGCGGAGGCAGACGAGCCCGACGTAACCAAGGTTGCGGTAATTGATCCGCTCGCGGACGAACCAGTTACAGACGAACCGGCTATGACCCCAGTCAGGCCGAAGACGCCATTGGCTGACGATACGGATGAAGCAAAACCAGTCAACGCCATCTTTTGCACTATGGTGCCATCAGCAGCAGAAGATGTAACAGAAGAACCAGTTACAACGCCTACAAGACCAAGCGTACCGTTAGCCGAGGAAACAGACGCACCAGAGCCGGATATCGCCATTGACTGGGTTATCGCGCCGGTGGCTGAAGATATAGCGGCTGAAGATCCAGCAATAGAATAGGTTGTTCCAGATGGGCCTTGCAAAACAAGAACCCAATCAGCGTTACCTGCCGAGTTATTGCCTAGACCAGAAGACGAATACGTCGAGCCTACCGTAGGATGAGACTTAACGGTACCATTAGCAGGATCATACCAAGTGGCAGAATACCCTGATACCATCTTAGTCTGATCGATAGTTATACTCATCGTAGTAGAGCAATATATAACGGCTAGTGATGAGCCAGACCCACCGTCCGGGGTACGAGATGCAGCAACATAAGTATCGGTGCCGGAACCAGCCAGCCAGAATTGATTGCTATATGCTTGCCTAGTTCCGCGTCCAGAAGTAACAAGCACATTACCTGTATCAGGTAGAAGAGTTTGCCATCCGGTCAATGACTCGAACAAGGTACGTATTTTACCAGCAACATTAACATACCAGTTCTCGGTGGTAACAGCAGCCGGTGCGGTAGATGGCCATTGCCATATAGCATCGGAGCCGGTAGACACGCCTCTTGCCCCCGAGGCCAGCGCCCACCATACCATGTTTCGTTCAACACGATCATCGCCAGAGCCTCCGCCAGAATCTCCATAGAAATAGCCATCGCCCCATGTCACTAGCAACGGTGATGTTTCCTGGTATGCAAACTCAATAGCGAAGTAAGTAACCCAGTAATAATAAACCAGATTCCATTGCGCATTAGCAGCGCCCCATGCAAAAGTAGTTCCAGTTGGAGATCCAGAAAGATCACGCCGACTACTTGTTCCGGAAGAATAGTTTTCTACACTGGCCAGGTGAGTATCCCCAGCAGCACGAATACCATTAATAACAGCAGTGTACTGAGTATCGTGATCTTGGTTATAGTCATCCCCGAAGAACCACATTATGTTCGAGAAATTCTTATACCTGGTTCCAAGTGCATTGCCATAGTTAGTGCACTGCGTCGTAGTCCAAGTACTTGCAAATACGCCAGAACGGAAGTCCCAATCAAAGATGGCCGTCAGTTCACAGGTCATACCTTGCGCAGATGCGGAATTGACCATGTAATCGACTCTGGCCCAATAAGTATTGTTGAACCCTGATGTTGGATCAGTACCCGTAACAAACGGGTGCACTCCATCCCAGGTATCACCATTGTCATTAATTCCGCCAGTCTTAGTCGTGCCAAAAATATGTACTCGAATAGTAGTAAATCCTTGAGAACCCCGCGCAGACATGTAGGCATCGATGTCAGCTTGCCAGTTACCTCCGTTATACCGGCCAGCATTACCGATAAGACCCCATGGTACATCCTGCATGTATAGAATGGGCTTACCGGACTGATCCGCGAAGTACTGCCCCGTCCCGGTACCAAGAATCTGCGACAAACAATTCTTGCCAAGGAATCCGCTAGCTGATGACGTAGTGACGGAGGTTCCATTAACGTCATAAGTCTGAGGTACCGTGGGAGGCAGCACTATCGGGGCAGGTGGAGTACCAAACCTACGCCATGCCATTGGAGAACGGCGCCCCGGCGGAACTAGCAAGCGAGACACTGGCGTTTGAACAGCCGCTGGGGCTGCTCCGCCAACCGTAGCAGTAAAGATGAATGTCGGCTGGAAATTATCGCTTGTGCTGCTAATTGAGCGACGAGTCCAGACAAGGCCAAGCCCAGACGTGTCGGTAATGGTAACCGTGATCCCAGTTCCGGTTCCTGTGCCGCCGGCACAGACCATTGCTACCAGCACACATGAACCAGGCGGGGTAAAGCTAGCCGAGGTAACAGCAGCAGCTCCGGTATTGTTCGCACCTACCGGAGAGGACCCATCGATTGCGATTGAACCGCCACTAGCAGGGACCTCATACGCGCACCAGTTTGCGTGATCCTGCCCAGACGGAATCGAACCCGCGCCGTAGGTCAACGGCGTGGCCGCTGTAACCGTGCCGGTATAATGGCCATGAGAGGCAGCCCACAATTGACCGGGATTATTGGCATTGTAATCATAAACGTTGTTTGCCGCCGCCGCGGACATGGTGGTAAGATTGTCTGCAGAGATCGCAAACCCAACCCATGAACCTGAGAAAGCAGGTGTCAGCGACCCCGATGGCGCGGGAGATCCCGATACTGTATTAGCGCCATGGGAAGTGCCGCCGGTTTCGATCGCATTGGTAAGCACCCGGACGAGCAAAGTTATCCCAGTGCCTGCGGAAGACCCAGACTGGGTAGCCGTAACAGTAAACGCCATTGGGTCTCACCGCCCTCCTGGCAACCGGACCTCCTGGCAGTCGGGCGGCTAATTGAGCATCTTGAGCATCCACTGAGTACACTGAATAGTTGCGTTCGCGGCGGCTAGCGTCGCGCGCAGCGCGATGCCCTGGGTCCGCAACGTGTTAACCGCAGCGTTGGTCTCGCCGGAAGCGTTCGGCATGCCTACGATCAAACCAGACGGGGTAACCATAGTCGGCGCGGCCGAAGTGGCAAGCTTCAGCGTGCCCTGAGTGGCCAGGGTGTTGCCAGAGTTCGCAACGGCGGTACACCGAATGGTCGCCCACAGTTCCCATTGCAACCCGGTCACAGCAGAAGCCAGCGTGTTGATTGCGGCAGTCGTGGCCAGGGTCACGTAGGTGGTGCCGGTATTGTCCAGGTTGGTGGCCAGGAACCAGGTCGCGGTAGTACCAGTAGCGGTAGTGGTAATGAACCCACGGGCAGTGACTTCGATTAGCTTGCCGACGGTCCAGTCTGTGCCGTTGACAAACTTGTTGTAGTCCGGAGTAACCTCAGACGTTGGACGCGGGCTGATGGTAGCGGTAGTCGCAGTCGACAGCGCGGTGCCAGCGCCAGTCCATGCAGGCTGATCAGCCTGCGGGAACATCGCGACCCAGTCTTGCTCAGCCATGACGTTTCACCCTCTCCATACCGATGTAGTAATTACTCATGTAAACCTCAGAGGTTCTGATAGTAGGTATATCCTGACGGGTACTACACCTCCAACCCTGGCGCATTCCCGGCAGATTGTACCGCCACACGCAGTCATGGCGGCATGAATAGGACAAAGACGTACATCTCGTCCATGCCCCATTACCCCGCAAACCCTGTGGTACAGGAGTGACGGGGTAGCTCCACACTCGTGATCCATGTCCACCAGTGCCCCACATGGATACCCGCGCGGGACGTTAAGGTCGGGGACTACCGGAGAGATAGTCCATATTGATTCCATCAGACCTGAGCGAGGAAGCCCACACCTGCCGAGCCGGTGCCAGCTGCGGCCTGAAGACTGTCGCCGATCGACGGCGTACGCGACGAGGCGAGCAGGAACGCCGCGATAGCGTTTGTACCGGTGCCACTCGCGCCATCAGTACAGATACCCCAGTTGGCAGTACCCGGAGCCGACGTGAACGGCCCCCAGGTCATCTGAGATGTGTTGTAGATGAGCGACGGCGACGCTGCCGTGGCAGCGACCGGACCATAGCTCTGCCGTGCGTACCCGCTCGCGGTAGCGTACTCGTTAATAGACGTACCAGCCATCGTGAGGTCGGTCGAGTTGAGTACACCCGACGTAGCCGACGTACTGAGCGCCATATATGTTGCCGCTGCAGCCGGGCTCTGCGTCTTGAGGAATACCGCGTTGAGCGCCTGGCGCTGCGCGTACTGCATAAGCTGGCCTGCTGATAGAAGTGGCATGATTCCTCCTAGGTGAAATCGCTAGCGAATTGGTCTGGTTCGATTGCTGTGATCCGGTCGATGCCGACATCGTCGACCCATTTGACCAGGGCCCAGCCGGAATCGTCGTCTTGCATGTACGTGACCGAGGTGCCGGGCTTGAGGTCGAGTTCCTTCATCTCGGCCGTCAGCTCCTGGCCTAGAGCGTTGTGTCCGTAGCCAGTACCGTGTCCTGGCTGATACGTCAGCTCGTCTCCGGCGTTCGCCATCAGCTTGTACTCCCATCACTGTTCCAGTTGTCGGGTATAAGGTTGGCTGCACCCAGAGCGCGGGCCCGGCGCATGATATACCGCCGGATCACGGAATGATCGCCCTTGCCGCGTCCGACAGCCTTGATTGCCTTCTTGAGGTATGCCACATTCGGGATCGGGTAGCGCGGAGGCGCATCGCCCTTGCTAGGCAGGGCTTTACCCTGGCTACCCAGCTTCTTGCGTCCCTCTGCGGTCTCATGCTGCGGTGTCGTCGCCATGTTCACTCCAGTACTTGTCCCAGGCAGCTCTCGCTTCCTTGCCGGTGAATGTTCCCGTTATCCTGTTCCACTCGTCACGCAACTTGGCGTTAGGATTCATCGTAGCTCCGCGCAACACGGGCAGGGCTAGGCAAGAGCAATAGTCGTGCGCCCTGAAGCCGGTATTGCCGGGCTTGAACGGACCCTTGACTGCTTGTGCCGCGCAATAGCTGCACGCGCCGGGCTCGATAAGCCGTTCCCATCCCACTGCATTAGGGTCAAGAGCGACAGCGTTGATGACCGTATTCCGTGCGCCGTTTAGGGCGAACCGGGCGCCAGCGCCAGACAATGTGTTGCGCGCGACATCCGACGCCGCGCCCGGCTCTACTCCCTTCGTGTTGAGTTGATGGTAGAATGACCCATTGGCGACACTGCCGGTCATTCGCTCAAGATGCTTGCCGCTAAATCGGACGGGGTACACACGCGGGAAAGGCAGCCCATGGACGACAGTCATGTTGCGATAGAAGTCAGCAGAATGTGCGGCTGAGGCATCAAAGTACTGGGCGATGAGAGTCTTGATCACCGGCCCAAGGTCTTTCCAGCTTGCGGAGAACTCGTCTGGGTTGATATGCTGATCCCACATCGCGCGGATCGCGTTCTTGATGTAATCTCCGACCGCGCCTTGCTTCTGCTGGAAATCTGTCGTTAGATAGGTCGGCGGGTCGGGGGCGATAGCGTTCAGCGGGTCGGACGTGCCTTTGAATGAGAACCGGTACGGCCGGGGAGCCCGCGAACGGACGTTTAGTAGGGAGCGCTCAGGCCGGAAGTTCTCGCGCCCTCTAATCGCGTCCCGGTCGGTTTGCGGCGTACGGTCGAAGGTAGTATCTGTCATAATCAACATACCTTCTGCAAATACCGGCAGCCGATCATAGTTCCGTCACTATTGCGAACTTCTATGTATGGAGCTAGAAGATCATCACGGTGAACGGCAAGTGCGACAACAAGCGAAACAATGTAGTGGACCTCTTTCTGCTTTTGGGGCAAGTCGTGAGCGTGACCATATTCAACCATCTCGTACACAGCGCTGTTTGACATCTGGGTTCCGAGTTCTATGGTAGCGAGCCTAGCTACCGTGCCAGACGGAGGGATAACGTCCCTTGGCCCGTCTTCAACGGAATTGTTACCATAGATGTTTATCGGATGAGGAGTCAGGTTAATGTACATTCACGCCGCCCCCTCCTGTAGCGAGGTGAGTCTCCTTGGCCTTCTTGGTACCGATGACCTCGCCGGGGGTACCGGCAGGGACCTGGACGGGAACAGACACGGGCAGACCAGCCTGGCTCGTCTGAACATTGGAGTAACCAGGCTGGGACTGGAGCGCCGCTGCGACAGCGTCCTTGACAACGTCCTTAGCCTGGTACTCCTGCTTTGCCTTGACCCAGCGATTGACATCATCTGCGGTCGCGCCGGGAATGAGCCGCCATAGCTCCTCAACCGGGATACCAAGCATCTGAGCAGCCTTGCCGAGCCCGTCGATCGTAGCGCTAAATGCACGAGCCGACGTATCACGCCAGACGACCTCGCCGTTGAGATCGTTCCAGCCCTTCTTGTCTCCTGACGCTAGCGCGTTGAGCCGAAACGAGTTGCGCC